AGCCGTCTCAATGAGACATACCGAATTCAGACCCGAAACTACCTGACCCTTTTGGGTCTCCATGTGGGATACCTCATCAATTTTCCAGATAAATTAGGATCCTTTGAGTTTGAGCGGATCGAAAAGGAAGTCTTGTCTCATCCAAGTGTGGAGATGTTCTAGTAGTACATAAAAACTTTAGATCTGAAATTACACTGTGGAAATATATTCCCACGCAAGTTCTTTACAAATTTTCTCCCAAATTTGGTCTTGGACATAGAGTTTTTCACGGCTTTTGAGTAACGGAAAACACGGAAGGTACTCGTCGTGTCCCAAGAGTTCACACATTTTGTATAAAACAAATGAATAACTCAAAAAATTTTTACGGTTTGTAGGTTTGTGCTTCTCGAACGGTGCTTGAATCGCATGAAACATGAGTCGGAGTTTGTCTTCAAGCGCTTGAGGCATCGTTGGAGGAGTGATACCGCTCAGTGTTGTTGCTATATATGGAACGTGTTCATAGTATTTCGAGTACCCGAGCTTTTTCAAAAGAGCTTTGACCTTTTCATGCGTAATCTCGGAAAGTTCCTTTACCTTTTGCTTTCGAAATTCAGAACGAAGTTTTGAAATGACGTCTTCAGGAACGTGTGTCGACTCTTTGGCTTGAAATTGACTAATCCATTCGTTAAAGTGATTCTCACGTTTGTATGAATATACGACGTGTTTCTCAAGGTCTTGTTCCTCCTTGAACCCCACCTCGTCTCCGAGAATATATTCAACTGTACCACACTCTTTGCAAATCTCCTCGGAAACAGTCTCGTCAAACACGCGTGTATACTTTTTTCCACATGATAAACACGGTTTCTCGTGAATATCCGCTTTACACGTCCCGTCCCATGCACCTTCAACGTCTCGGAGATACTTTTTATATATATCGTTTCTTTGAACACCCTTTTTCGAAGCTACTTTCAAGTTTGCAATCGTTTGTGTCGACTCTGTTTTTTCCGTTTCGCTCGTATATTCCTTTATTATCGGAACACACGAGAGAAGGTACTCTGCCAACTCATCTTCAGACTTGCACGCCTTTATTCGCTCAACGTACCTTGCTTCCATTCTATTTTTAGATTACAAATATTTTAAGTCTCAATTTTTGGTGCTAAATAGAACTTCAGGTCTCCAAGATTTGCAATTGTGTACCTGAAAACAATTGGCATATTCTCATTCTCAGAGTCTTGCATAAGCTGAACACTTGCGCACATGTTCGTCGCCTTTGTGAACAGGGTTATGTATTTGAGACTGAACGTACTTCCCGTACGATTGACGTGCTCTGGAAACTCGATGATCGTCTTTTGATCTGCAAAGTCGCCTTTACAGCTGAGCTCGAGCGTGTTTCCTTCACGAATGATATCCATCTCGGTTGAGAGGTTTCCCATATCGCGAGTAATGCGCTGAAAGTCGATGGATGGAAGCGTCGTCACGACGTTCATATGAATATCCGGAAACTCGAGCAAGTCCTCGTTAATGTCTAGAAGTTTCAGTTTGAAACTCGTCGATGATTTCTTTTCAGGATTTTCAATGAAAATATCCATAAACTCTCGGCCTTCAATACGGACAAAGAGCGTGTCTTGTCCACTCACGGACTTGAGGAGTTTGTACATGTTTGCCATGTTGACACCGGCAATAATGTCCTGGGTACACTCGTACTCCTCAAAGTTCTCAGCTGCAAGCTCCATGTGTACGAGGGTCACACGTGCCGTATCCAGGGTCAGGATACGGATACCCTTCTCAGTAAAGTACACGTTCACATCATTGATGATATCCTTGAGAACCTCAAATATCGACTTTATGGCCGATGCTTGGATCGTGCGAAAATGCATCTTACGTCATTTCGCGCATCAATTCTTTAAGAGCGCTTTGTTTGGTATGCATCCTGAACGTTTGCGCTAATCTTCGCCTCCAATTCAGGTGTTAAAATGGGCTGGAGAGACTCGCCATACTTGTCAAGCTCAAAGAGACTGGGATTGTCTGATCCGTCAAGGTTCTGACACAGACCCCCGCTACAGTCCCAGGACTCAAAGTCTGTTGGAATCATGGAGACAAGCCATGCCTTGACTTCAGCACCGACACACATCTTTCCTTCGTTCGTCACAAGAGTAGGGACGCGCGTAATCTTTTTGGATGGGACTCCGTCCGTCGTCACGTTATGAAACCGTATAATCTCTATGAGTGCAGGCTGGGTCTTAATAAAGCCTATAATTTCCTGTGAAAATTTGCACCTGTCTGAATACACCAGGAGTGCCATCTATTGTAGGGTGAGGAGTTTTGGGGAGGCCAGATGGCGCAGCTCTGGCCCGAGAACGCAGTTCTCAGTCCTGGTCGCAGCTCTGACCCCGGCACCGGCCCCTAGCCCTTTTTTGTTGCCTAAGAGTAATGAAGGACATTGTGATCCTGGTTCTAGTTCTTCTGATCCTCTTTTTTGTATGGAATGGGCGGCGGTCTGCGACATATGCAGCCGGTGATATCAACCTCACAGCTCCCGTGCCACCCATCGTGGTTCAAGCCATTATCGAAAAGGTCCAGTCCATGAAGCCTGACCTTGCACCCATTGATACAGTCTTTGTAAATATTCAACCCGATGGGTCTTACAAGTCGCGTATCATGTTCTACAATACCAAGCACTTTTTCGGAACCCAGTACGATATCAGTGCGAAAGTTGCTGAAGACGGGTCTGTAAGTGTTCTGGATATCGGTGACTCTGCAACCATCGACCCAACCTATGGATACAAGCCAGACGTGTATCAGCCTTGGTCCGACGTCCAGAAGAACCTCGACACGCAGTTTGCCGGTGCGCTCAAAGGGTACAAGAACCAGCCGCCCCAACCAAACCTCGTGAACCCAAGCCAGGCGTACTCTCAGGGTATGCTTGAAACCGAGACGAACCTCCAAACGCGCTCGTAATTTTCATCAATATTCCCTGGGTAGTACAGGGGCAAAATGATATCGGCAAAGCAAATAGCCGCTCTTGAAAAGAAAAGAGACGAGGCTCGAAAAGAGTATTACAAGGCTCTTCTTGAACAATTTTGTCGCAAAATTAAGGCATCTGTTGAGCGAGGCGAGCGTTACGCCATTCTCACCGTTCCCACGTTTCTTGTTGGGTTCCCCAGGTACGACTTGTCTACGACTGTTATGTACATGTGTCGCCAACTCCAACGACTCGGGTACATCGTAAACCTCGTGGGCCCGTTGGACATCCGTGTTCAATGGTCCAATGTAAAACCTGAAGAGGAACTCGAGATGCAAGAACCCGAGGTGTTTTTACCAAGTCTTGCAAACCTCAAAAAGACTGCTGAGAAACTCAGAGTCACAAAAAAGAAATAAAGCTTCAAACGCTTCAATTTTTAATGGAAGTTTCAGTCCAACTTGTGTGTCCTTGTCGTCCCGGATTTTGTTATAAAAATGCCATTTCACTTGCTCAACATAAACGATCCAAGATACACAAGGCATGGGAAGCTCTTCAGGAAAACAAACAGGACAAAATACGTTCAAAACAATTTGAAAACGAAATTGAGAGACTCAAGGCTCGTCTTGTACACAAGGAACAAGTCGAGGTTGAGCTCATTGCTCGTATATTCCAACTCGAACGCGAGCGGGACTATTGGAAGGAACAACTAAATGGGGTGTACGTTAATTAAGCAGTGAATAATTCTACATAGGTATTACAGATGGACCTTCTGAACGAGTCTGAGCGACGGTTCACCAAAAAGTTGTGCGACGCTATGATTCCCGTAATGATTGAAGCATTCTGGGAAATATGGCTCGAGGCCAAGAAAGAGTCCCAGGGGAAGAATACGACCCGTGTGTTCCAGGAGCTCCTGAGAGGCGTCAAGACTTGGAACTCTTCAATTTCACTCAAAAATACAGATGCGATCATCAAGAACCAGCCTTTGTTCCCCAACTTGCTCGCAGCCGTCTTTGTGATTCACGTCAAGATTCTGAGTGCTATCCGAACGGACAAGAAAACCAAGAAAATCAGTATCAAGTTGCCCGCCAATGACGTGTTTGTTCAGCGGTGTTACGAAGCCTGTGCCAAGGACCTCTACGAGAACCCCAGCATCATCGTGGACCAAAAGCCTGAGGAGGAACGGAACAACAATTTGAACGAGCGATTTAACAAGAGAATTTGCGTCGTCATCGAAGACCTCATTCCAACCGCCGAGATTCTCAATACGTATCTCCCTTTGCCCAACGCAGGCGAAGACCTCGATATGATGCATGAAGACGAAGACCCAGAAGGTGACGATGACGTTCCAGACCTCATGGAAGAGGACGTTCCGAATGGAACGTCCGACCCCATCGTAGACGACCCATCCTCCCTACCTCAAAATACAGGGGGGAACATGGAGTTTGGAAAGACTCCGGGAGGTGTAGACACAATGGTCACGGTCAACAACTCAACAACACCGCCAAGCGTTCCAGGGGCGACGCCTGCCCCGACCGATGACGGAGAGTCCCTGTTCCCAGACGCGCCAACAAAAATACAAAAATTAAACCATACGTAATAGCAGATGGACCAGTACTTTCGTGAGCCATTGAGCGCCGCAGTCATTGCAGTAGCCGTTGTCGTTGCATACGTCTATATTCGTGCAAAAATGAATAATGAAGAAAAATTGAAAAATTCAGACTATTTCAAGCCTGCCTTTTTGGTTGGTATTCTCGTGTACTTCATCGTCAGTCAAGGTCAAGGGGACTCTGGTCCGGTGTTGAAAGAGCCTTTTTAGTAAACAACTTAAGGAACTGCGTTCCTTAACTTACTATAATGACCACCGTCAAGGCGTTCGATGAGATGATGACTCAGTTCATCGGGGAAATTGCACACACCTTCCCCGATGAGTCTCCCAAGGTGCCCGTTTCGTGTTCCGATTTTATGCGTACAATTGCCCCATGGGTCACTCAGATGACGGCACGCGACGATGCATTCTTTTGCGAGGAGAACGCACTCGCAAAGGCTCTTGACCTTCATACCATCTGGAAACGCGAGGACTGTTCTCAGGCGACAAAGCAGGCGATTTGGCAATACCTTTCGTCCATGTATATGATTGCAACGACGCTTAGCATGTTCCCCGCAGAGACTCTAAGCGCGATCGAAGCTGCTGCCGAGTCGTGTGCAAAGAAAATGAAGGTTGGCCCAAACGGTCAAATTGATGAGGCGACGCTCATGTCCGGTGTCAATAGCATGCTTCAGCAAATGCTTGCAGGTGGCGATAATCCACTTGCAGCTTTGATGGGGGGTGCGGGCCCGGGCGCCGCCCGCCCCGGACCCAGAAAGCAAGTTTCTGGACCCTCCAAGAAAAAGAAATCTCGGTAAATACAAGAAAAATATGGACCCACGGGACGTGTTCAAGTCAAGCGACCTTTTGAAGTTTTGGCCTACCGCGTCCCAGTCCGCATCAGAGCGCGTCTCTGCAACGACTCGGTTCATCCTCTACGCCGTGTGTATCGTGTACATACTCAACCGAGATCCGCGCATCTTTGCGCTCGGTGCTATTGCCCTTGCAATCTTGTACTACATGTGGACAACAAACATGATTCAGGCCG